TCACACATATCGGGATCAACGATGTAGCAGTCGCGTGCTCGTGAGAAACGAGAGGGGACGATCTGTACAGATCCAAAGTCTGACAAGTACACGTCAGCGGCACCGATGATGGTGGTAGGTGAATCAGAAGGCGCCATGTAACGCTGAGCCGCGATACCAGCAAAGCCAGAGATCACAGTCTTAACATGAGGACCAACCATTGCCATCTTGGGCTCACCGCCTTCTGACCATACTGATTGCAATACAGTCTTGAGCAGAGCTTCAGTGATGGCGCGCTGCGTACCGTCAGTAGCGGCAGCGTTAACTACGCCGCTTGATACCGTGGGATTTGCACCGCCGGTTCCGCGCGAAGTGTTAGTTCTAATGAACGCAGATAGAGAAGCGGTCTTACGAGCGGTTGAGCTGTTACCAGCAACGGCCGCTACGTTGACGCCACACAGGTTGTATTCCATATCGCGCTTCAGCTCATCGCCTTTCTTGGCGAGTTGGTAAGCGATCTCAGAACGACGACCTGCCAGGTCCAAAGCACCGCTCAAGTTATCAGCGATGATGAAGTCCTTACGCATGATCTGCGTGTAGTTGCCGAGGCGTGAAGTTGCAGTGACTGCAGTGTAAGAAGACAAGTCGTCGCCATCGATCTGCGCGTTAGCTGCAGCGGCTGCGAGCGAGTCAGTCTGCCATTCAAAGAACGTGTTGGTGACCTTGCGTCGCTTGGTCATGTTTGACACGAAAGGTGTCGTCTGGGGCGAAATGTTGAAAATAACATTTGCCAAGTCTTCACGAATACCGACCGCGTCGTACTTCGTAAAAGTGTTAGTTACGATAGCCATTGTTTAGTTCCTCAAAGCATGGATTCAAGTAATGAGGCCGCATCATCTAAGCGACCACTTCTAGCAAGACGTTGACGAGCTGACTTTGTTCTTCTCGACGATGGCTGGACCTGCGCTTGCCGACTACCCGGCCTTACCGTGCGCGTCTTGCGACCATCTTTTGTCGCCGACTTGACGCGCTTCTGGCCTCGGTCGTAGAGCATTGCTTTTCGCAAAACCGCAATGTGGTTCGCTTTTACTAGCGCTTGCAGTTCATCCTCTTGGACGCCCTGCTCAACCAGATATTCGCGCAATGCTTCACGCTCTTTCGCTGCGACACTTTCATCTTTCCAGGCTGGTATGACCTCGGGAAGCCTTTGTACTTCTGCCTGAAGTAGCTGCTGCATGCTCAGTTGCTGTTGCTGTTGGTTCGCCTGCGCCACCCGCTGTTGCTCCAACTGAATCGCTTTGAGCTTTTGCACCCGCTCTGATTGTCGCTGAGTCCATTGCCTTTCCATTCTCGTCGCCTCGATCGGATCCTCGTCGTACATGCGATCGAAATCCGGTTTCGGCTCGGAAAAGGCTGTCAATTGTGTTTGCAGTGCCCCGAGAAGTTGGGCGTATTGCTGTCGCTCTAAAAGCACGGCATTACGGTCTTGCTCGAACGATTTACGCTCTTCCGATAACGCCTGCGACTTTTTTGTGTAGTCTGATTGACGTGAGTAGCCTGCTTTGAGCTCGTCTAGACCGACCTCGATTTCCTGTCCGTTAACCTTAACGGTGAAAATCGTGCCGTCCGTCTCGAGCTCGTCTTGCTCTTGTTCATCATCATCCAGATCGATCTCATCTTCCTCTGCATCGAGCTCATCTGAATACTCTTCTGCAGTCTCGTCTAAGACCTCGCCCTCGAGGGACTCGTCAACGCGCTCTTCTGAATCTTCTGCCGTGTCCTCTTGAGAGGGGGTCAACATATCCAATATCGCGCTTTGCGCTGAACTGATCCCCATATCTGGGGAATCGTTGCCTTCAATTCTATCACTCATGATTCTAGTTGCTCCTTTGCCTTTCAAATGCAATCGAATCTGCTGCCGCACGCATGTCGTTCACCAGTTGTTCAAGTGCCTCTAATTTCGCGTGAATACGCTCCCGCTCGTCGGGTTTACGCTCACGCTGCCACGCTTCAAAAAATTCAAACTTCACCCGGCCGACCAGTGTCGAAAAATCCGGGTCATCGAACATCCTCTGGATATTCTCAAGATACTGCTGCTCTGTTTTGGCCATTTGCCCTGCTCGCTAATTGTCTAACCATCTCTCGATCGCGCTCGCTGTTTGCCTTGATCTCAGCGATATTGATTTGCGCGCCGTACCGAGCTTCGAGCTCGGCAGCCTTCAAGAGAATGTCTGCCTCATCTTTGTCTCTGCGCCGATCGTCTTCGCGCATCATCTTTTCTCGCTCGAGCTGCAGCTCAGCTTGCTTCTTCTGTATGTCCACCTGAAGGGCCTGCATTTGCAGTTCAATCAATTGCTGATTTGGGTCTGGCTGCTGCTGTTGCTGTGATTGTTGTTGCATCTGAGCCATTGCCTGGCTTGGGTCAGTGAAGAATCGATTCACGTCTTTAAAGCCGGCAAGCTCGAGCATCTGTGTGAGCGTGGCGTAATAGTTCATTGGCGTGACGAGCGGGTTCTGTATGCCGATCTGCTGCATGATCGATTCTTGCTTGCCGGCGATTTGCGTAAGCATGGCCATGCGCTCCGCGTCACTGCCCCTGCCGAGCGACACGTTGCTCACCACATCCATGTTGACGTTCCAAACGTCCGGCTGCATCGGCACAAACTTATTGCGCAGACGGATCATTCGAGGCTTGTCTTGGTATTGCACAATAAGCTTCAGCAAGCCCTTGTAGAGCCTTGTCATGCCGTTTTCGGCGAACAGCCTGGTGATCATCTCAATGCGTTGTTGCGCGGCTGCAATCGTCTGCTGGACAGCCATGAGCGTGCTCGATTGCAGTTGCTCTGGCGCCAGGCCGTCGGCCGCTTTCGAAATCCCAGTGCGGTTCTCGCGCATCTGATCGAGGTAATCCATCATTGGAAAAGCTTGCTGGCCAACATAGGGCAGCGTGAACGGTACGACAGCGCCGGGATTGCGCATGCGGATGATGCCGCCCGCCTCAACGTTCATCACGTCTTCTAGTGATGCCTGGCCTTCTACAATGCCGACTCTTGGATGAGTAGACATAGCAAGACTATCAAGGCTTGCCCGTAGCACCGCTGACTTGATGCGCTGAATGTCCATCGTAAGATCCGCGATCGACATGCCAAAGAAAGCATGCGGCTCAGGATCAGGGCAAAAATAAGCGAAAGGAATATCGTCAGCGGGCTCGTTGCGCATGACTTCATAGTTCGGACCCATACAGCAAAGCTTGCGCAGCTCAGCAATGCCGTCTCCGTCAACATCGATTCGCATGTACGCTTCGACGTAAAGAACCCGGCGGCGTGCAGGATCATCAGAATAATCTCGATTCTCTTGCTGGCTCAGCATCCGCTCTCGAGCTTCAACGTTGAACAACGTAAAGTCATCGTCTTCGGTTTGGTAGTTATAGACTGTGTCGAAGTCATAACCCATTTCGACAAGCTCGCTGACGGTAGCGTAGCGGCGGTGCGCGATGAGGTCCGCGTCCGCAAAGGAGCGAGCGTGGCGCGAAACGAGAACCTCCTCGGGAGGCACCGCCACTACTTTAACTTTTCCATTCACCTGGCGATGAATGACTGAAACGTCATGTAGTATTTCCGGCTGACCTGTTTGCGAATCGACCTGGTCGTTGCTCGCGCTTGCTAGCATTCTGACCTCGATGTTGGGGTCGGCGTTCAACGCCGCAAGCGCCTGATCATCGAGTCTTTTTAGTTCATAGGTTTTTACTTCCTCAATCTCGTCCCAATAGAATTTTAGAAAGCCGCTGCCTTTGACGAGCGCGTCTTTCATCGTTTGGTACATGATTGAGATGTAGCTTTCGTCTTGATCCTGGTTCAAAACATAATTGACATAATCGGTGGCTTGCTTCGCCATCTCGATGTCTTCTGGCCCGCTCGGGGCGTACTCGACAACGTGATCGCTGCCGCAGAAGACGCGCATCAGGCTGGGCAGCATGGCTTGCACGGTATCGCGCACGTCCATCGTCATTGCAGTCGATCGGCCTTCTTGCTCGTTACCGAATGGCTCGCCGTTATAATATTCAGCGGCCTCGGCCCGGCCAGGGCTTACCGTGTTATCGATAAAATCAACTGCGTCTTCGATGGCAATTCGAGCGATCGCGTTGATCTGCTCCTCGTCCATCTGCGGGTTTTCTTCGACGTACTGCTCGTCATCATCGTAATAATCTGATTCGCTCATAGTGGGCTCATGTCTAATAGTGCGTTAACAAGCTCTCGCCTTTTGGGGCCGATGTAGTCGTAAGCATCACCGAGCAAACCTAAAATCTTGCTGCCCTCGGACGCCTCAACGACAGGCGCAAGCAAGCCGCCTAGCGCCATCAACGCCTGGTTGCTGTACTGTTGGCCCAGCTCAGTTCTAGGCTGGTAATCGAAAACATCCTCAACATCTCTGCGAGCCTGGGCCATCTCTTCTGCAGAAAAATTGACACCAGGAATTAGCCTGTCGGCCGCATATCGAGTAATTGCGCTTGGTGCTGACAGAATAGGAGCGACGAGTCCCGACGCTGCATTAGCTACTGCATCGAGTGCGCCTATGCCTTGCTCGGCAAGTGACGGTTGGTTGACCGTAGCGGCGCCTAGCAGGCCAGCACCGCCTGCGGCGGCCATTGCTGCGGGAGTTGCGGAGCCGCGTTGAGCCTTTTGAGTGGGCGACTCAACAATAATTTGGTTGTATCTCTCAATATCTTCCGTAGCAGGCGGGTAGCTTTCAGCTCGCTCCTCGGGCGTCATATCTAAACGAGTCTGTACATTACGGGCTTCTACTTCACCCGCTGCGCGCTTGTATAGCTCGTAATCCGTTGCATCCTCGAACTCGTTTTTCTTGCTCTGCAGTTCGCTGTATCGGAAAGCGTCATCCCTAACCTGATCCATCACGCGAACATACTTATCGATTGCTTTGCGTGCCGCTTTTGGGTCTTGTAAGAGGATTTCTCGCCCTGCGTTTACGGCTTCAACGCCGCCAAGCAGTTGATTTCTTTTTTCTGCTGGCAAGCTAATCGGGCCACCCTCTACATACTTTCTAACGCCTCCTCTGGGGACGAGGCTGAGGCGATGCAGTTCTTGATATGCGTTATCAGGAATGCGCATCTCGATCTTGTTTGCCATGAGCATCCAAGCGTCTTGCAGCCATTGCTCTCTTTCAGCTTTTGGTCGATGTCTTTTTGGCTCCGGGCCCAGCTCTCGCCGTATGTCATCACCAAGCTCATACCAATTACTGTTGTTGACTAGAAGCCGCCTTTTCCCGGTTAAATTCCCGCTTCTCGCCATTTGTCTATAACGAGATACAGCGTCGATTTGTGAAAGGCCGCGAATGCGGTCATAGCCTTGGTTGTAGATAAAGTCGCTATCAAGAAGCCCGCTTTGCTCCCTGTTAAGTTTTTTGCGCAAATCATTTTTAATGTTTTCAGTGTTAGCGCCGCCTGCCAGTCCTAAGTTTTCTTGTAAGGCGTGCTGTCGCTCATGAGCCAGCACCGATTCGTACTGCTCTGGCGACAAAGACTCATCCATAAAGATTTCATTTGTTCTTGGGGCGTAAGCACCCCTATAACCCTGCTGTACAAGATTTGTATCGTAGACAGTAGGGTTCCGAGTTAGATCGCCTACTAAGTTGGACGCTCCCTCGACGTTCTCGCCAACCTCAAAGCGCATCTTTCCATCAGCACCTCGGAAATAGCCGGTCTGCTCGTATATAACGCGAGGCTCAACGCCCTCCTCTTCCATCTTTCGAGCAGCTAATAGATTCGCTCTAGTAGCTTTCGGGGCGACATCTGCTGCACCAAGAATGCCCCGCATGGTGCCGCGCAGAAACGCAGCTTCAGCATCTTCCGGCGCCCCCAAAAAACCAGCGCTTGCTACCGCTGCTGGCAAAACTGTTTTAACGGTCGCGCGATCGTACACGGGGTGCTTCTTTCCCCTTACACTAATTTCGCCAACCTTTTTGCCTAACTCAACATCGCCTTTTCTTGTCGGTCGCAACCGAGGTTCACTTGCGGAATTTGGATAACGAGCAAGATCGACGCCCTCTGGAAAATCAGTTTCTAGCGCGTAGTAATGCTTCCCTCTGGTTTCGACCGATATCAAAGGGAAGGAGCTGTCTGGGTTTGGATCGTAGCCTTTTGGTGCCTTTGTCCACTTCCATCCTGCCTTTTTTTTGAACAGGTTAGTCTTAACCATTGCGCCTTTTTTGTCTGGCGGCGCTTCGAGCAAACCTTCGCTAACCCTGAATTGTGGCTTGCCATCTGGGCCAACGCTTATATTCCCAGACATTGGGTATTGGCCTGTAATATCTTGCGGGCCACCTGGCCCCATCTGCAAATATCGACCGCCGGGCACATAATCGAAGTCACTGAGAAACGGCTTAAAAGCCTTGTCCTCTGGATCAAAAAACCGTTGAGGCGCAGGCATCACCGACCGAGTTGTTTGGTCGGCGGCTTGCTTCACGCCCTGCTTGGCAGCGGAAGAAAGAAGCCCCATCTATTTCTTCTTTTTGGGGCTTTTCTTTTTCTTCTTGTCAGCAACGCCCATCATGATGACGATGTCTGCTGCTGCTTCGCGGTGGCCACCGGGGCCGTTTCGGTAGGGCTTTTTCTTTCCGGTTGCTTCTAAATATTCAGTCATCGCCATTGAGCGCTCCCCAGATATGGGCAAAAGATACGCTCCATTTTCGCAAATCTCAGAGAGTTGCGTAAGTATCTAGTGGTGACTTTTGTTATACAAGAGATAGGTTTCGACGGATCGGCTTGGCCCAGTTGCTCGACATCGATGATCCCCTGATGACCGTGGCGGCCTCAGTTGCGAACGTAAGACAGACGGCATCTGCGCGGTCGGGACTCGCCATCCCCCGGCGCCGCATCTCGTCCTTACTTTCGATTTGAAGCTTGCCACTGCTCGTAAACTTATACTTTACTGCGACCAGCTCGGCCAGTAACAAGTCGTCTTTCGGGAGGCTCACATCGCGCGCCTCGAGCCAGGCTTTCAGCTTGAACCAGAGCTCCGCTCGAAGGTTCGTATAGGTCGTTCTGAGGGACGGGCTTTCTGCCGTGTTGATGCCCACGGCCGGCAGGCCGAGCTCGCGCAGGCGATCGCACACGCCGCCCCCAACGCCTATCGAGTCAACACAAATCTGCAATGGCTCTTGTCTCGGCTGACAGCTCTCGTACTCGGCCACCACGGCGCCTGTGAGCTGCATTAGGTCGAGCCCCCGCCAAGTGTCCATCGCCAAAATCTTGCGCCCCTGGCGCTTGCAGAGCACGCTGCTCGCGCTCCCAAATCGCGCAACGTCCAGCCCCCAAATGATCGGCTCTTCATCGCTGATCTCGATGTCACGCACTTGCGCGCTCTCGACCAGCTCGAGGGGGATTACCGTGTCGTCGTCGCGGGCCGGGAACTCACCGAGCACGCGAACGCGAAACGCATTGCTCTCTTCCCCGTATCTCACTTTCATCTCTTCGATGTACTGCTCGCTCACCATCGGCGAATCAGCGCAGCTCACTTTGCGCGTCCACCATTCGCCGGCTTGCGTGTGGTGCGTGTCAAAGAAAAACCCGCTCGATCGAGTTGGGTTGCCGAGCAGAATCGTGCAGGCGTTCGAGCCCGACATCGATCCAGCGGCCGCCTCAAACACCTGCTCAGGAATACCAGACGCCTCATCACAAATCAGCAACACGTTATCGGCATGCACGCCCTGCAGCGCTTCTGGCGTCTCGGCACGGCTAGTTCGAGCAGAGATAAAGCATTCGCTCGGCGCCGATTTATGCGCGATGCGATCGGTCTTCACCTCAAGAATGTCTTTAAGCGCAAGCGGCAGCTCGTTGATCCAGCGCTTGAGCTCGGCGAACAGCGCGTCAAAAAGCTGCGCGCTCGTGGGCGCCGTCACCACAATCTTCACCGGGTATCGAGTGATCAAGTACCAAAGCATGGTCCAGGCCGCGGCCGTCGATTTGCCCACGCCGTGGCCCGAGCGAATCGAAATCTT